CCGACTCGATCGCGCTCCTCGTGCGCGGGCTCGCGCTCCTGATCGACATAGTGCCCGGGCTCGGCGACGTCGCGGAGGGCGTCGAGGGCGTCGCCGACCGGATCTCCGACGCGGCCGACAACGTCCGGCGGTTCGCCGTGATATCAAGGGCCGCGGCCGACGGCATGTATCGCGACGCGCTCCGCGTCAAGCGTGGAGCTCCGGGCGCGGACGGGCTCACGACGATACCCGACGTCGGGCTGCCGACCGCCGACTCGACGCCGAAAGCCGGAACGGGAGGATCTAGCAAGTCGAAGCTCGAGGGCGCCGCGAAAGCGCTCGACACGTACAAGAGAGGACTTGAGTCGATCCGCACGCTCTCGAAATTGCTCGGCTCGGATTTCGATGCGCTCGGCGCCGAGGCCGCGCTCGTCAATTCCGCGCTCGTCGCGCTCGCGAACGAGGGCGTCGACGAGAACGATGCCAAGATGCGCGAGCTCCGCCGACGAGGCGCTCAAGCGACAAGCGCATGGGCTCGAATCCATCCGGACGCTCGCGCAAACGCTCGGCAGCGATTACGACGCGCTCGCCGCGGAGGCATCGCTCCTCGAGTCGGCGATCCGCTCGCTCGCGGACAACGGCGTCGGCGCGCTCGACCCGCGCATGGTCGAGCTCTCCGACCGGCTGTCGGTCGTACAGGAGGGAGCTCGCGAGACGGCTCGGCAAATGGCGATCGCCGGCGAGGTCGCGACGGCGGTCGGCGACCTCCTCGCCGCGGCGTTCGGCGGCGAGATCGGCCCGCTCGCGGCGGCGAAAGCAAAGGAAAACGCAATTCTCGCGGCCGAGCAAACGGTCCACGGCATCGTCGCGAGCTTGAACCCGTTCACGGCGCCGAAAGCCGCGGCGCATTTCGCGGCGGCCGGCAAATTCGCGGCGATAGCGACCGCATGGGCAGCGCTCGGCGCGTCTACCGGAGGGTTCAGCGCAGCCGGCGGAGGCGCGAGCGCGGGCGGAGCGGCGGGCGCCGGCACCGGCCAGCGAACCGCGGCGCGGACAGCGGCGCCGGGAGACGAGATTCACATACATTTCGTCGGCCCGGGATTCGACGCGGTAAATCCGCAAGTGCAGCGGATCATAAGGCAAACGATCGCGACGGAGCAAACGAGGCGAGGAAACGCGGTCGTCCGCATCCACCGGAGTAACCGCTCGTGACCTATCCATTCCGGCCGCGGTTCGTCTATGGGCCGACCGGCTCGCAAACCGACGTGACGCTCTCGCTGCCGTCCCGCGCGTGGGAGTATCAAATGCCGACCGTCGGCGGATCGAGAACCGCGGCGTCCGGCGTGCCGGCTGCACACGTCGTGCGCTCGGATATGAACCTCGTTCTCCCGATCCGGTTCCGCGAAACCGAATGGCTCGACGTGCTCGGCGTCATCCAATGGGGACAGCTCGCGGAGTCGTTCCTCTATTACCCGGACGCGGGCGGGACCGTGATCGCGTCGGCCCGGACCGTGTACCTCGAGCATCCGCAAGCGAGCGAGCTCCTCGAGCCGCAACGCGACGACGATTTCCCGCGCGTCCGTGAGCTGACGATCACGCTCCGGAAAGCCGACCAAACGGCATGGGATTTCGAGTTTTACGCGAACCCGTGAGCCGCCGTGTATAAGCTCGCGCTCTCCGTCGACGGGTTGCTCAAGCAACACATTTACAATGATGCGTCGCACGCGTTCTCTACTGGCGATTGGGACCTCGGCGGCGAGACGGTCGCGCTCGACGGCTCGGGTCGGCTCCAATTCCCCTACGGGAGCGGCGTCGCGCGGTTCGGCCGACTAACGACGGTCGCCGATCAATCCGAAATGTGTGTCGCGACATTGTCGCGCGTTGTCAGTTTCGGCGGCACGACGTGGCTCGGCGCGGGCGCGTTGTGCTCCGGCTCGCAAACCGGGCTCCTCGGCCGACAGTCGCGGATCTCGGCGCCGCTCAGTATCGACGAGGATGATTCCGGCACGCTCTCGAATGTGAATACCGGCTCGAGTTACGCGTTCGCGGCGGGCTCGTTCCATTGGATGATTTTGCACGCGGACGCGTCCGTCCTCACGTTCCGGAACCATTCGACGCCGGAGATCGTGACCGGCTCGCAAATCGCTGGCTCGAGGTCGGGGAAACCCGGCATTTGGCGACAGACGACCACCTCCGGGAACCTGATCCTAACCGAGCAATTTTACGCGATGAAAGGCCGGTACGCGATTTTCTCCGGCCTTGCTCAAAACATGGTGGTCGCGCTGTACGGCTCGACCGGGACGCTGATCGAATCGCAAACCGCGGACGCGTCCGGAATCGCCGCGTTCGATATGCTCGGCGCGAACCTCGTTTTCGCCAACGCCCGATGGGTCGTCGTGTACGACACGGACGGCACGACGCCGCGCGCGATCAAGGAATACGCGACGACCGGCGCGAACCGGCGCGGCATCATCGGCGGCGATTCGTGGGTCCTATCCTCGGCCACGAGCCAAGCGGCGACGATCACGAATCCGGGCGCGGAGCTCGGGAATAACAACGGCTGGACCTCGGGCGGCGGCTCGTTCGTTCCGGCGTTCTCGAGCGTCTCAAAGCGCACCGGCACCTACTCATGGCGCCTACACTCAACGCTCACGCAAACGAATTACAGATATCAGGACGTGAGCGTACCGGCTCAAGCGGAAAGCAAGATCGACGCGGGCGACGGCGTGGTTCAATCGCTCTATTGGCAAAACGGGCTCGCCGGGCAAAACGACGGCGGGTGGATCGACCTTGAATTTTATTCGGGCGCGATGTCGCTCCTCGGCGCGTCCGCGTATACGGTCAACCGCCAGCTTACCGGCTCCGGCACGACGTACCGGCCGCGAGGCGAAACGGTCGCGGTGCCGGTCGGCACGCGGACGGTTCGGCTCTACCTCCGCGGGAATCAGAACACGGGCACCGACCCGGACGCGTACATCGACGACATCGAGCTTCATCTGACGGTCGGCGGGCCGACGACGCCGACCGTCGCGCTCGACCCGGATTCGTTTTTCGTGGACGCGGTCGGGTCGCTGTACGCCAGCGACGAGAGCCTCGATCACAAGGCGACTCAATGGCAAATCTCGACCGATGCCGGGTTCGTGACGATCGTCGAGGACACGACCGACACGTACGACCCGGGCTCGCCGCAATCGCCTCCGACGCATACGTTCGTCGACCTCAACGCGTCGACCAATTATTGGGCTCGCGTCCGTTATCAGGACACCGACGACCAATGGTCCGGGTGGGGCACGGCGAGCACGACGACCGACGCGGGCAACGCGCCGAACACGCCGTCGATCGTCACGGCGACGCCGACCGTCGATCAAGTCACGCTCGAGGGCTCCGCGTTCAGCGACACGGAAATGCCGGCCCGCGCGCTCGTGATGGCGGAATGGCAAATCGACGAGAGCGGCGGCGATTTCTCGACGCCGGTCGTCGAGAGCCTCCTCGACCTAGTGAACCTCCTCGCGATCACGCTCGGCGGGTTGACCGCGTCGACGGATTACATCGCGCGATACCGCCAGCGGGCCGACGACGGCTCATGGTCGGCGTGGAGCTCGAGCAAGGCGTTTACCACGACGGCCGCGCCGGCATCGCCTCCCGCGACGCCGACCGCGTCGCTCAGCTCGAAAACGTCGCATTCCGTGACGCTCGCCGGCTCCGCGTTCTCGTATCCGGGCACGGGCGAAACACACGCGGAGACGCTCGTCGAGGTGTCGACCTCGAGCTCGTTCCCGTTCGCGTCGACGTTTCAAGAGTCGTTCACGCCGGGGCAGACGTCCGGGCTCCTCGTCGACGGGCTGTCGCCGAATACGCTCTATTATTACCGGATCCGGTACCGGGCGACCGACGACGTATGGTCGGCGTGGAGCGCGACGCAATCGACCACGACGCTAACCGACGTCCTCGCCGGCGCGTTCCTCGTCGCCAGCTCGCCGAGGCATGGCGCCGTCGTGAGCGGCTCATACCCGATCGCGTTCTCGCCCGTGCTCGGCGGCGTCGATTACGAGCTCGAGCTGTCCGCGAATTACGTCGATTGGACGCCGATCGCGACCGTCTCGACGTCGCCGTATTCTTGGGACACGACGAGCGTGCCGGACGGGACGTACGTCCTCAGGATCCGGGCGACCGACGGCTCGAGCCCGACGCGTTGGGAGTATCGGATCGTGTTCGTCGATAACGCCGGCGATCCGCTCTTGTTCAACGTGAACGCGGACGACGGGCAGCCGTCGAGCGAATTCGCGGCGCGATGGAATACGACCGGCCATGCATGGACGCTGAACGAGACGAGCGTCCTCAATACCGGCTCGAAGCTCGCGAGCACGGGATACGCGGGGCTCGCGTGGTCCGGCGCATATGAGCCGCGCGACGCCGATATCGTGGTCGAGGTCCTCAACGCGTCGACCGGCGGCTCGTTCCCGTGGTCGTGGTTCCCGGAGCAATGTTTCGCTGGCGCCGGGCTCGTCGGTTCCGGCTCCGGGAGCGACATCGTCGACGGCATCGTCGCGACGTTTTACTCGATTCCGATTAATGCGATCGGCGATTGCTTCACGGGCGGGCGCGGCGACGGGTTCCTCGTCGTCGAGGCGTTCGAGGCGGGTATCCGCGTCAAATCGTCGACCGTGAACCTCGGGAAAATCCATTTCGTCAAGCTATTCGGCGGATGCTCCAAGGTGCCGAGGTACGGCGTTCGGCTCCGCGTCGACACGCTCGAGGAGCTCCCGAACGATCGGCGCCGCGTCCGGATCCGCGCGACCGTGCAGGGAATGGAAATCGACACCGACGCGGCCGGCGAATGGCATTACGACGGCACGCTCGAGACGTCGCTCCAATGCGGCGAGCCAATGTACGCGACAAAGGAAATCACGACGTCGAACGCGTACCGATCTTTTACCTCGATGACGGTCCGCGCTCTCGATTTCGGGTCGTGCCTCGCGCCTCCGGCGACATCGCCTCCGGGCGGCGAGGGTGGAATCGGTACCGCGGCGAAACCGTGCACGCTCATTCTCCAAGTGTACGAGGAGGACCGGGCTACGATCGCGTGGGAGGTCGGCACGGATCCCGACCACCCGAACCCGTTCCTCGCATTGCCGGAGAATTACGACGAACAAGAGATCGACGTCGTCAATGGCGCGGCGACGATCGGGCAAGTCGAGGCGATCGTCGTCGACCCGAACCAAATCGTCGGCGACCAATACTCCGGGTGGATGACGGAGCGGCTGTCGGAGGGCTCGATTACCGCGGTGCATGGCCGGCGGTGCCGGCTGATCCGGTATATCTCGCCCGAGCTCGGGTGGATCGTGCTCGCCGACGGACCGGCCGGCCCGCCGCGCATGGACGAATCATATGCGGCGTATCGCTGGACGATCCGCGACACGCGCGAGACGGAGCGCGCAATCCGCGCGTTCGTGAGCGCCGATGTGTGGGTCCTCCCGCTCGGGATCGAAAGCGGGTGGGGATACGACGCCGGGGAGTGGCTCGTACCGCCGGCCGACCCGCTCACGGGTTCAGTGTGCCGCGATGCGTACAGCGTATCCGTCACGCTCGACGATTATTGGTCGAGCTCGTTCGGCTGTCCTCCCGGCGCGATCTCGCCGTCGAGCCCGGACCTCCTCGATGACGCCGTCGTTATCCAATCGCTCGAAATGTTCCTCCCGGTTTGGGACGACGTCGCCGGCGTGCAGCGTTACCCGGATGTGCGGGTAATGTGGCGGCCGAGCGGCGGCGGCCCGGACGATTGGGTCGAATTCGATCCGCGTTACACGGATAACGAGGGCCTCGTCGGCGACCGGCTCGTGTTGGGTCGGGAGGACGCGGTCACGCCCGGCGGCGTCACAGTGACAGCCGCGTACAGATTGGTCCTCTGGAATTTCTTTACGAGCGGCGTGCCAAGCTTGCAAGAGAACCTCGAGACGGCTCCGAGCCTCCCGGCGAACGGCCAGGAGGTCGAGGTCGCGGTACGATGGGTCGGCGCGCCGAGCGCCGAGCGGCCCGTGTTCCTCGAGTATGACGAGGACGGCGTTACCCGGCTCACGACCGGCAAGCTCCTCCGGAATCTGTACGACGGAGTCTATTCGGCCCGCGACCCGGACACGGGCGCCGTCGTGCCGAGCGACGTCCTATACGACCCGGCAGCGCTCGCGCAAATGACGGACCCCGTCCGGGCCGTGATTACCGAGCTCGTCGAGGACGGCCGCGATTGGAGCGAGCGCGTCGTGTATTCGCCGACCGGGTGGATACCGGCGCTCGATCGCGACCTAAGAATTTCGCCCGTGTCGCAAGTGCCTCCCGAGACGACGGCGGGGCTCACCGATGTAACTAACCTCGTGACGAACCCGCTGCCGGATTGGAACGCGGGCGAGCGAATAATAAACGTCGTCGGGTTCACGTACGACCGTTATTACGTCGACGCGCTCCGGGCTCCCGACGCTATCGGGCATTTGCGCTCGCGCGAGATCACGCACATTTACGAGGATGCGGCGTCGGTCCGGACGCATAAGGAACAACGCGTCACGTTCGACGGCGTGCTATTCGCGGCGCTCGGCGACGAGAACGGCGCGACGCGCGGGCTCGCATCCGAATACGGGTTTGCGCTGGCTCAGCTCCGGAAATTGTACGTCCTCGACCGGTTCAAGGATGGCGCGCAAGCAATCCAAGTGCCCGTGTTTCGGAGCGTGACAGCGCTTAATCGTCCGGGCGATTGGGTCGTCGTCGACCTCTCGTGGTTCCCGGATTACCTCCTCCGACGTCGCGGCATGCTTACGATGATGCAAGTCATCGCGATCCGCGACCTCGATTGTGCATGGCGCTTGCTATTGCTCGAGGAGGCATTCCCCCCAACGCTCGGGAGTTAGTCGGCATGGGCAGTCTAATCGAAATGAATGGCACGACGGTCGTCGTTCCGAAATGGTTATTCGGGTGGTTCCTCACGATCTTAACGACGAGCGTCGTCGGGCTCGTCGGCATGGTTTTCGGGCTGAACGCAAAGCTCTCGGATATGAATACGCGCGTCGCGATCACGGAGCGCGAGGGCTCATTCCGCGAGCGCGAACACACGTCATTCCTCTCGGCGCTGTCCCGTCTCGAGGCCCGCCTCGAGGCGCACGAGCGCGACCACCGGAGGTTGAACCCGTGAGCCTATTCCGTGACGAAAAGGGATCCGTGAGCATGGCGCGCACGCTCCTCGCGACGGAATTCGTCTACGTCGCGACGTTCGGCGGGTGGGGCGCGCTCTCGAGCTCCGTCCGGCTCATGCCGGAATGGTGGGTTTTCCACGGGACGCTGATTATCGCGCTCGCCGCATGGGCGGGCGGGCCTCGAGCGATGGAATACCTCGGGCCGCGGATCGCCGAGGTCGGCAAGGTGATCGGCGAGGCGGCGAAACGCGTCGAGCGTACGGACGATCGCCGGAAAGATCGGGAGAGCGACTAACCGTGGCCGGCATCGTTTGGAACCCGCAATGCGTCCGCACCATTCCGAACGCGCAGTATTACACGGCGCCGCTCGGCGAGCGGCGGCTCGGCGTGATGCTGCACTATGACGCGAGCGGGAACGACGCCGGCGCGGTCGCGTGGTTCGCGGATCCGAGGTGTCAAGTGTCGTACAATTGGCTCGCGCTCGACGATGGCTCATACGTCGAGATCGCGCCGCGCGATGCCGGCGCGTGGCACGCGGGGATATGCAAGAGCTCCGATCCGGCGCGGCTGCCGTACCGGAGCGCGAATCGAGCATTCTACGCGATCTCGGCCGCGACGGACGACCGCGTCGACGTGACGCCGATTCAGCTCCTGACAATCGCATGGCTCACGCGCCGTTGTTACTCGTGGGAGAGCTGGCCGCTCGAGGATACGTGGCGCATCGTGGGGCATTCCACCGAGGCAGTGTACCCGGCCGGGCATCCGAAAGCCGGCCAACGCGGACGCAAGAGCGACCCGGAGGGCGGGTCGCCGGCGAATCCCATCTATTCGCCGGACGATGTCCGGCAACTAATCGGGAGGGTGATCCTATGACGGACGCCGAGAGGGAGCTCAAGCTCAAATCGGAGTACACGCTCGCATGGCTCGCGTGGGGGTTCTTGATCCTCGCCGGCGAATTCGTCGTGTCGGCAGCGAACCGGACGCCCGTCCTCCTCGTCGCGGTCGGCGCGTTCGTCGTCCTCGAGGGCCTCGCGATCCGGCGCAAGAAAGCCGGCGACACGCTGTCGGAGCATGTATGGAAATTCTACCTCGGAGGATGGGCACGAATCCCGCTCGTGCTCGGGATCGTCGCGCTCCTCGGCTCGAGGTTGTACGAGCTCGGGCTCGACGTGACGCTCACGCTCTCGACGCCGCTCGGCGTGGTCGACGTCGGCCGGTTCTCGCTGATCGGCGGGCTCGTCGGATGGCTCGTGCCGCATTTCCTCGGGCGCGGGCGTTGGGGATAGCATGGGCGCCCGGAGCTCGAATGTGTGGTCGGTCCTCGAGACGCTGATCCGCTCGCCGTGGGCGTGGATCGTCGGAGGGCTGATCGTCGGCGTCGGCGTGTTTCGTCTATTCACGCTCGACGAGCTCGCCGACGCGCTCTCGAGAGTGTTCGCCGCGCTCGGCGCGGCGGGAGGTAAGCTCCTACCATGAGTCGCAATACATTGACAGCCGCCGCGGTCCTCGTCGCGATCGCGGTCGTCGCGGCCGGATTGTTCGGCTGGCAACGCATGAGCTCGGCGACGCGGCGCGCGATCGAGGCGGAGGGACGGCTCGAGGAGCAACGAACCCGGACCGCTGAGCTCGAGGAGGTCGCGCGGGCCGACAGCTCGAGGGTTGAGCTCTTGCAAGATTCGGTCGAGGCGGTCCTCACGGAGAACGCCGCGGCGTGGGAGGCGGCCCGGGCGTCGGGCGAGGAGGCGGCCCGGCAGCTCCGACGAGCTCGAGCGAACGCGGCGACAGTCGCGCGTGGGGATACCGCGCTGTCCGCCGTGCTCGACAGTTTGAATGCCGCGACGGAGGCCCGGGTCGTCGACCTCGAGAACCGGCTCGAGGCGGCCGAGCTCCGACGCGTCGAGGAGGTGAATATCCTCCTCCGTCGGATCGAGGCGACCGATTCCGCGCTCGTCTCGGAGCGGGCCGTGTCGGCGAGCTTGCGCGTGCAGCTCGCGACGGCGCTCGAGCGCGGCGACGCGTACCGGGACGCGGCCCGGCCCGGCTTGTTCGATTGGGCGCAACGCATCGCGCTCGTCGGGCTCGCCGCGGACAAAATCCTCGGAGGCTAGATATCCACACGTCGCCCGAACGGCGACCACATTTCAGGAGGTAGGGATCATGGCACAGGGCGACGTAACATTTTTTCAGGAGGCCAACGCGTACCAAATCGACGGCGGATGGGAGGCGGCCGATGACATCAAATGCGCGATCCTCGACAACACGGTCACCCCGACAGCCGCGACCGCGACGCCGGCGCTCGGCGATTTCACCGAGGTAGGCACGGCCGGCTCGTACGTTGCGGGCGGCACCTCGCTCGGCACGCTCGGGACGGTCGTCACCCAATCGGGTGCCGTGATGACGTTCGATTCGGCGACGAACCCGACGTGGGCTCAGAATGCGTCGAACGACGTCGACGCGTATTGGGGCCTCGTCTATAACGACACGCAAGTCGGGGATCCGGCGCTCTTGTTCGTCGATCTCGGCGGGCCGGTCGATATGACGGCCGGGGACTTGACCATCACCTGGAACGCGAGCGGGATCTACACAATCACGATCACGTAAACCGCGATACGGGGGAGGCGCCGTCCTCCCCCGTTCGACGGAGGAACGAAATGCCGGTCGGCAATTGGAACCTCGCGCGTATGTTCGGCACGTATTGGCTCCCGATCGACCACGGCGAGGAGCCGGTGCGGAGCCACCCGCTTTGGGGTCAGGTCGTGAATTACGGGCGCACGCGCGCTAACCTCCTCCAAGCGCCTTGGGGCGATATCACGTGGTACCGCAATTTCTGGAACCTCGTCGCGTCCGCGGGCGGGATTCAGCCGAGCGACACAATCGTATTTCTCGGCGCCGGGTTCGGGTATCTTGCGGAGGCGGCGCTCGACGCGGGATGGGCGAGCGTCCAAACGGTCGACGACTCGAATTGGATCGACGCTCATAAAGACGAGCTCGGGTGGCGATGGAACGGCTCCGCGTGGGTTCAGGATCAAAAGAACATGAGCGACGCGGTGCAAGCCGTTTGGCATAAGGCGGCGCTCACCTCGAACCCGGTCGCGCTCCGCAACGCGCTCGGCGGCCGGCGAGATTGGGTGATTACCGATTCGATGCTCTCGTCGCTCGTCTCGAGCGCGGATCCGTTCTATACGGCCGGCGAGGAGGACGGCACGGAGCTCGATACGGCGTTCGCCGGATGCGACGGGCTCGTGCAGCCGACCGGGACCGTCTTGCACCTCGTGACGCTGAACGCGAAACCGCCGTTCCATCGGCGCGACTCCGTCGCGAGCTGGAAAGCATTGCACCCGGCGCACGCGTTCGCCGTGAACGGTCCGTTTCCCGATTTCGCGATCCTGTAACGATGGCGCTCCAAGCTCTCCCGTCGACGTGGGATGGCGGCTATGTGGCGGGGCCGTATCTCGGGGCTAACGGGCACGTCTATATCCTATCGCGCGACGACTCCGGTAATATCGGCATCCTCAAGACGACGGCGCCCGGATCGTCGGCATTCACGGAACAAGACGGGAGCAATCGCCCCACAGTAACGGGCACGACCGCGTTTTTAGACGTGAAAGCGTTTTGGGATCGAGCTGCTGACGTGGTTTGGGTGATCGCGTGGAGCGACACGGTTCCCGCGATGGGCGACCCGACGTATTACCTCGACGTGTGGTCGTTCAGTATGGCGTCGGATGCATGGACGAAAACGGGCGGGCCGCGTGGCAACATTCACAGTTATACGTCGGGCGCGGTCTCGCTCGCCCCCAAGATCATGCTCCGGACGTTCGACTCCGGAACGAATCAATTCGACCTCGCCGTGATTTTCTCCGGCGCCGACGCCGCTGATATGGGCTCGGCGTTCCGCACGACGTACCATATGTGGTACGACAGCGCGGCGGGGACACCGGCTTGGACAACGCCGACGAGGATCGACTCGAGCACGGGCGGCGTGCATTACGACCCGAGCTCGATATCGACCGATGTCACGTCGTCGGGTAACTATGCTGTGGAATGGGCGGCGGTAGGCAGCGGGCCAGAGGCGCGCATGATGTTCGGCTCGACCCACAGTGCCGGGGCAATTGGCGCCGTGGGGACGGGATCCGTCACCGGACCGGTCGACGGCAAGTTTCACGTTGCCTATAACGACGGTGGGACGTGGCGCGGAACGCTCGTGCAAATGGGCGGCACGACATCGGCGAACGGCATCCGGTACGACCCGACCAACGCGACACCGTTCGCGAGCGAAACCGAAGAATCGGACATCACGGGCGCTATCAACATCTACTCCGCTGAGATCCTCGGCGCGTACGATCCCGACACCGACATCCGGTACGCGATTTACGTCAATAACAGCTCGACCGGGCAGATTCGGACGGTCGAATCGGATAACGAGGCATCGTGGGGGAACGATACCGTTCGGCGGACCGTGACGAGCGGGATCGTACATCTACAGTGGCACGGCGCGGCGATTTACACCCGAAGCGGGACGAAACTCCTCGCGTATTGCTATTACGACTCGAACGAGGGCCTCGGGTATTACGACGAGATCTCGCTCGCGAGCGGCGACACAAATGTAAACGCGAATACCGAGACGCTCTCGCTCGCGACGCATGCCGCGACGGTCAACGCGGAGACGAACGTCCTCGCGAATGTCGAGACGCTGTCGCTCGCGACGCATCCCGCGACGATCACGCTAACGGTAAACGTCGCGGCGGGCACGGCCGCGCTCGAGCTCGCGACGCTGCCGGCGAATGTGAACGCGGAGACGAACGTCCTCGCCGGTGTCGAGACGCTCGGGCTCACGACACACGCGGCGACCGTGAACGCGGAACGGAACGTCGAGGCGGCGACGGAGACGCTCGAGCTCGCGACGCTCGCTGCCGACGTCAACCTCGATCGGTTTGTCGCTGCCGGTACCGCGGCGCTGTCGCTCGTGACGAATCCGGCGACCGTCAACGCCGAGACGAACGTGCAAGCGGGCACGGCCGCGCTCACGTTGGCGACGTTCCCGGCCGACGTGAGCCTCGGCAAAGTCGTCGACGCCGGGACGGCCGCGCTGTCGCTCGTGACGCATGCCGCGGACGTCAATCTCGACAAGCTCGTAGACGCCGGGACGGCCGCGCTCACGCTGGCGACGCAACCCGCCGACGTGAACCTCGACCGCAACGTCGCGGCCGGAGTCGCGACGCTCACGCTCGGAACGCTGCCGGCCGGCGTGAATGCCGAGACGAACGTCCTCGCCGGTACGGCCGTCCTCACGCTGGCAACGTATCCGGCGTCGATCGGCGGTTCGACGAATATCGCGGCGACGACGGCGACGCTCACGCTCGCGACGTACGCGGCGGGCGTGAATGCGGAGACGAACGTCCTCGCGGCGACGGAAACGCTCTCGCTCGGTACGCTCGCGGCCGACGTGAATCTCGACCGGTTCGTCGCTGTCGGAGTCGCCGGGCTCACGCTCGCGACGTATCCGGCCACGATCGAGGTCGGAGGCGCGACGAACGTCAACGCGACGACGGCGACGCTCGAGCTCGCGACGTATCCGGCCACCGTGAACGCCGAGCGGAACGTCCTCGCCGGCACGGCAGCGCTCATGCTCTCGACCTCGAGCGCTCAAATCGGGCTCGACCGCGACGTCGCGGCGGCGACCGCCGCGCTCGTGCTCAATACGTATCCGGCGATCGTGGAGCTCGGCGGGGCGACGATCGCGGCCGGCGTCGCCCGGCTCGAGCTGGCAACGTACGCGGCGACGATCCTCGCCGTGCAGCTCGGCGAGAACCCGGGCACGGTCGTCGGGCTCGAGGGATCCGCTGTCACCTCGGCCGAGCTCACCGGTGCGGCGGACGTCGACGGGACGCTCTCGGGCCGGGCGGATGTATCCGGTACGCTCGAGGGACAGCGATAAACTTTTCGGAGGAGGAGGGCGATACCGTGGCGAAAACGCAACAGGATTTGACCATTTACCGGAGCGGCTCGTACGTGCCGGTCGTGAACCTCCTCGATACCGACGGCTCCGGCTGGAATCCGAACGGGTTCGATCTCCGGTACCGGATCGCGTACAGCTCCCGGCATGCCGCGGCGCTCCTCGAGATCGACTCCCCGGACATCACGACCGACGAGCCCGTATCCGGCACGTTCACGGCGACGATACCGCTCGACACCGCGCGGACGGAGCTCCTCCCGACCGGCCGGCTGTATCACGAGCTCTATGCCGTGAGCCTCGGCGGCGAGCGGATTGTCCTAATGACGGGCCTCCTGACCGTGATCCCGGCGCAAGCCGAACACGAGGCGGTCGGCTCGTAACGGCGTAAAGCTCGACCTCCTCCCGAGCTCCGCCGTTCAGCGGGTCGGGCCGTGTTTCCCCGTGAAACATTGCGCCCGGCCCGCTCTTGCGTGTCGTGCACGCTTGACCGATATTCGTTATCGGGGTTTGTTTCCCGTGTGCACGGAGAGGCAGAATGGCAAGGCGCGAGGAGCTCGATCTTTGGAGACGGCTCGTACGACGTCGGCTCGACGAGCGCAACGCGACGGGCGAATGGGAGGATTATATCGCGTTGTTTTTACGCGACGACGAGCCGGGCTCGATCCTCGATTCACTCGAGGCGGCCGGCGTGATCGACGCGGACGGGATCCTCACACCGGCAGGGCGTCAAGCGGCGTCGTGGTTAATGACGTGATCCGCACGAGCCGAGGTGTCCGGATGGCGGCGGACCTATGGGATTTCGTCGACGCGTACGCCGAGGCGCTCGGCGTGTCGGCGTCGGCGTTGCTCGAGCGCTGGACGCGCGAGCGGCGGGACGCTGTCCGCGGTGCGGGCGGCGAGGATTCACAACCTCACGGGGAGGTGAGCAAATGAACGCGGGAGCGAGGGATCCGAGGCGGACGCTCCGGATCGGGTTCGTCGACGAGCGCATGATGCCGCGCTGTCCGGTTTGCGGCGATCGTGTGACGCTGACGCGACTCCACCGGATCCGCTACCACCATCGCCCGGGCGTCGACGTCGGTCGGTGCCCGGCGACGCGCCTCACGATGGGCGAGGCGCGCCTCGCGGCGCGCGGGGAGGTGGCACGATGATTCGGGCGAGCGGGTTCCCGGAGACGCCGTGGACGCGGGTCGTGTTCGGCGTCCGGAGCGGCAAGGTGCTGGACGTCGTCCAGACACGGAGCGCTCGGGAGTCGTTTCGTTGGGGCTCGGCCGACGTCCGGGCCGGCGAGAGGCACTACGGGGAGCCGGTCCGGGTCGAGCTGTACCGGAGCCTCGAGGACGCGAACGCCGGCACGCCGTACGCGATGGTCGAGCCCGAGACGGTCGGCCGGGTATCGCTGTCGATCCCCGCGGCGACGATCGCCGAGCGGCATTGCCTCGCACGCGCCGCGTGGCTCCGGGAGGTGGCACGATGACAGCCGAAATCCTCAACCTCACGGTGCGGATCGTCGGGCTCGTTCTCGTGATGGCGGGGACGCTCGTCGCCGTCGGCGTCGCGTTCGTTCGGCTCATGGACCGGCACGAGACGCGGTCGCGCTCGAGGTGGTCGCGATGACGCCGGCGGCGTGGGACGGCGAGCTCCGCGTGTCGCCGACGTCGGGCGACGTGTTCGGCCGTGTACACGCGAAAGGCCCGCCGGGCGAGGGCGCCCGACGGGCCGGGGAGGTAACGCAAGCGGCCGGATCGAGGCCCGCCGGGTCAATCTCGCCGGCGCCAGCTCCGGACGCAAGCGGGCTCCCCTGCCCGGATTGCTCGACCGGGCACGCGGAGGATTGCGAGGGCTGCCTCGACGGGCTCCGGCCGTGTGAGCATTGCGGCGACCGGCCCGCGGTCCTCGAGATCGGCGAGGGAGCGTATTGCGCGGCATGCGAGGAGGACGGGCTCCTCGTCGAATGTCAATTCGCGTTGAGCCAGCTCGTCGACCATGAGAGCGCTCGAGCTGCCGTCCGCATCGTCCGCGAGAGGATCCTCGCGGGGATGCTCCGGCGGCCGTAGTTTCATTTTCACGGGGGAGGAACGTACGATGGCGGCTGGAATCTTGAGCGCGCCGGGCACGGGGGCGGGACCGTGCCTCGAGCCATGCTCGCACACGGATTGCGCGGCGTCCCGCGAATGGGCGGAGCGCGCGTGTTCGATTTGCTCGGAGCCGATCGGGTTCGAGGTCCGTTTCTACCGGACCGGCCCGGACCGCGAGCTCCTCGCGCACGCGGCGTGCCTCGAGCGCTCGCTCGAGCTCGAAGCATGAGCGCGCAACGCTGGCGCGACCGGCGCGACGTCTACCGTCCGGCGGGCGAGACGATCCGGACGGCCGCGTACGACGTCGAGCCGATCGCCGACGACCGTACGGCACGGGCGTTCGTCGAGCGGCATCACTATTCGGGCACCTACCCGGCGGCCCGTTTCCGCGTCGGGCTCTACCGGCGCGCCGAGCTCGTCGGCGTCGCCGTGTTCTCGCATCCGTGCAACGATCGCGTCCTAACGAACGTGTTCCCGCGGCTGTCCGCTCGGGACGCGGTCGAGCTCGGCCGGTTCGTCTTGCTCGACGAGGTACCGGCGAACGGGGAGACGTGGTTTCTCGCGCGGGCATTCGACGTGCTCCGCGCTGCCGGCATCCGCGGCGTCGTCTCGTTCTCCGATCCGGTCGCGCGTACCGACGTGCACGGCCGTCGGCTTTTCGCCGGGCACCTCGGCACGATCTATCAAGCGCACAACGCGCGTTTCCTCGGGCGCGGCGACGGCCGGACGTTGACGCTCCTCCCGGATGCGACCGTGTTCTCGCACCGCGCGGCATGCAAGATCCGGGCGGGCGCTCGAGGATGGCGGTACGCGAGCGCTCAGCTCGTCGCGTACGGCGCTCAGCCGCTCGAGGAGGACGCCGACCGGCCGGGTCGGGAGGCGTGGCTCCGTCGCTGGCTCTCGGCGCTCACACGGCGACTCCGGCACCCGGGATGCTATCGGTACGCATGGGGCCTCGATCGTCGTGTCGAGCTCCCGGACGGCGCCCGGTACCCGAAAGCGCTCGAGGTGGCGGCATGAGCCGCCCGGAGCTCCCGCCCGGGATCCACCTCGGCGTCGGCATGGGCGATTATCTCGCGCTCCCGTACGCGAGCGCGTCCGGGCTCGAGCTCCTCGACAAGAGCCCGAAAAAGTACCGGCACGCGCTCGAGCATCCGATCGAGGAAACGCCGGCGATGCGGCTCGGGACGGCGCTCCACCTCGCGGTCCTCGAGCCCGACACGTTCGGCGCCCGGTACATCGTGATCGGCCGATGCGAGGGCCGAAAGAAAGACGGCGAGAGGTGCCAATACCAAGGGAGCACGTATCGCGACGGGCAATCGTTTTGCGGGACGCACGACCCGGCCAAGGGAGAGCCGCTCGCGCCCGGCGTCGTGATCCTCGAGGAGCCAGCTCGCGACGACGTCGTCGGCATGGCGGACGCGATCCGAGCTCACGCTCGCGGCTCGTCGCTTTTCGACGGCGCCGGCGCGTTCGAGGCGACGGTCGTATTCGACGATCCGGCGACCGGGGTCCGGGTCAAGATTCGACCGGACCGGCTCGTCGACCGGGCCGGCATGCTCGTCGAGCTCAAGAGCACGCGCGACGCGTCGGATCGGTTTTTCCCGAAAGACAGCGAGAACCGCGGTTATTTCCGAAAGCTCGCGCTGTACCGACGCGGGCTCCGCGCGGCCGGGTTCCCGTACAAGAGCGCGGCCGTGCTCGCGGTCGAGTCGGAGGCGCCATATGATCTCGTGCCGTACCTCGTCGACGAGGGCGATCTCGACGGGCTCGAGGGCGAGCTCGACCGGCTCCTCGCGCTGTACGCGGAATGCTCGAGCTCGGGCGTGTGGCCGGGATACGCGGAGGAGTTTCAGCTCTTGAGGCGTCCGGCGTGGGCGCGCAATCGCGACGAATTTTCGTCGTTCTAGTGTCGTAATTTCTCACACGGGGGAGGTAGCAAATGTCGGAGGGAACGGAGGTCGTCAAGCGGGCGGACGAATACGTCCGGGACGTGTCAGCGTTCGGGAGCGGGTCGGATTTCAACAGAGCTCAGCGCGTCGCATCGGCGCTCGCGGCGAGCGACATCGTGCCGGCTCAGTTTCAAAAGAACCTCCCGAACGTGCTCGTCGCGATGGAATACGCGAACCGGCTCGGCGCGAGCGTGCTCGCCGTGATGCAAAACCTCGACGTCATCCACGGCCGGCCCGGGCTCCGCGCGAGCTTTCTGATCGGTACCGTGAACGCTACGGGCCGGTTCTCGCCGATCCGGTTCCGCTGGCAAGGCGAGGAGGGCACCGACGCGTGGGGATGCCGCGCGGTCGCGATCGACCGGGAGTCGGGCGAGGAATGCGTCGGCCCGCTAATCACGGTCGCGCTCGCGAAAGCCGAGAAATGGTACAGCAAGGCCGGGTCGAAATGGCAAACGATCCCGGAGCTTATGCTCATGTATCGGTCGGGCGCATGGTGGACGCGCGTATATGCTCCGGAGCTCGCGCTCGGGCTGCACACGACCGACGAGCTCGAGGACGTCGCGGCGGTCGCCGCGCCGGCGAACCTCGAGGCGGCAGCCGCCGCGCTCGATCGTCGGGACGGGCCGACGCCGATCGTCGGCGAGGAAATCCCGGAGGCGGAGGTCGTGAGCTCGGAACCGTCGGAACCGGAGGCGACGAACGCGCAAATTGCCGGGCTGATCGACCTACAGGAAAAAGCGACGGATGCCGGGCTCCGGCTCGCCGCGGAGGACGTCGCGGCGATCGAGGCGGCGATCTCGACGCGTGACCGGTCGGCGGTCCGCAAATGGACGAAAACGCTCTCGAGCATGCTCGCGCACGCGTCGGCCGAGCCGACGCTCGGAGTATGACCATGAGCGCGCATACGACGATCGTCCGAATTATCGCCCGGGATTTTCAAGGGCTCCGCGCGGCTCGCGTGAAGCTCACGGACGCCGGGCTCGTGCGCGTCACGGGCAAGAATGGCTCCGGCAAGAGCTCGCTCCTCCGCGCGATCTCGGCAGCGCTCGGAGGCGCGGCGGAGGTCCACGTCCGCGCCGTGAACGATGCAAGCGCGGACGGCACGGCCGAGGTGGAGCTCGAGCTCTCGAACGGGTTCAGGATCCGGCGCAAGCTCACCGAGGCGAACCCGAAAGGATACCTCGCCGTGATCGGGCCGGACGGCGGGAAATACGGGCAAGGCAAGCTCGACGACCTCGTCGGCCCGCTGTCGTTCGATCCGCTCGCGTTTTTCGGGCTCAAGCCGGCCCGGCAAGCCGAGATCCTCCTCTCGCTCGGCAGCGATCCCGAGCTCGCCGCAAAGCTCGAGGCGAGCCGGCGCGGCGAGGCGGAGATATACAACGCGCGGACGCCGTGGATCTCGAAGCAACGCGCCGCGGCAAAGGTGCCGAAACCCGAGGGCGCCAAGCCGGAGCGGATCGACGTCTCGGCCGAAATGACTCGGCTCCGCGAGCTCCAAGCTCGCGACCGTGATCTCGGCGAGCTCAAGAGCCAGCTCGCGACGTGTGAGTCGACGGCGCGGCGTCGGCTCGAGGCGGTGGAGGACGCCGAGGCGGCCGTCGAGAAAGCGCGAGCCGCGCTCCGGATGGCCGAGGCGGAGGTCGTGCATCGGCGCAATCTATTCGAGGAGGCGGAGAACGAGGCGGCGACGCTCTCCGACGAGATTGCCGAATACGCCGACCCGGCTCCCGAAATCGAGGAGGTCGCGGAGCGGATCGAGGCGGCCGACCGGGTCGCGCTTGAGCTCATGCCGTGGCGTGCATGGGAGGAGGCGCAACGCGACAACGCGGAGGCGGCCGACCGGGTCGTCGAGCTCACGCACGAGCTCGAGGCAGCGGCAGCCGCGCGGCATGCGATGATCGCGGACGCCGGAATCCCGATCGCCGGATTGAGCTTTGACGAGCACGGCGCGCCGATGCTGCACGGTCGTCCGCTCGAGCTCGCGTCGGGCGGCGAGCGGATCCGGCTCGCTGTCGAGGTCGCGCTCGCGGTCGACCCGGCGCTCGGAATCTGTCTCGTCGACGAGGCGAACGATCTCGACCTCGACGCGCTCCGGGCTCTGCACGACGAGGCGATGGCGCGCGGGTTTCAATTGGTCGTCTGCCGGATCGGGCTCGAGGGCGACGGCGAGGTAATGGTCGCCGACGGCGTCGCGCTCAGCGACGGCGAGACGCTCGAGGAGCCGGAGGAGGTCGACGCATGAGCAAGGATCGCAAATCCCCGCGAATCATCACGGGCGAGGCAGCGAAAAAGCGGGCCGTCGAGATCGGGACGGCGATCGACAAAGCATTAAAAGACGAAAACATTGACCGCGTCGGATTCGCCGTGTTCGCGTTCGATTACGAGCTCGGCGTGACCTATACGTACAGGATCAATCTCCGCCGGCAATTCGTCCTCGACTCCGTCCGGAAATTCATTAGAACCGAGGAGGCCGCGGCGAATCCGCGGGCGGAGGCATGAGTTACGTCTATCTGAGGAGTCGCGCGGGTGACGTATACACGGTCGGGCATTACCAACCCGACGGAACGTGGATCGCCGAGAGCGATCACGAAACGCCCGAGAAAGCGGCGGAGCGCGTCCATTACCTGAACGGCGGCGTATCGGAGGCTCACGTCGCCAGGATCCTGCGGGCGCTCTACACACCGAGCGGGCCATGAGCGAGCATCTTAGCGTTACGCGCGCCGAGGCGTTAACGATGGCGCGGCTCGTGAATGCCTACAGCTCCGCGCAAACGGCGGTCGAGCAATTGCGCCCGCTCCTCGACTCGATGGGCCTCCTCAGAGCGAACGGCGAGCTCAACGCCGACCGCGTGGTGCTCGTCACGAAAGCCGCGCGGGGCGAGACGTGAGCGCGAATTGCCCGGATTGCGGGCGGCCCGAGTCGCGTTGTTACACGCCGGTCGACGAGCGCTTTCCGAGCGCGGCACGCGATGCGTTCGCGGCGCATGGATACAAGAGCGCGGCGACGTGCCCGGCCGGCCAGCTCCGCGATATGCGGGCGGTCGGATGGTGCTACGATCGCGCCCGGTTCTCGAGGCATTGGCGCGGTCGTGAGCTCACGCCGGCGGAGCGTAAAGGCGCCGGCATTTCTCTCGAATACCGGCCGCCGGGCGAGATCCTAACGGATCACGAGACGAGCGACACGAGCCGAGCGGGGGATCCGTCCGGCGGTCCGGGGGAGGCGGAATCGTGAACGTCATTCTCGGAGGGCTCGCGATCGTGGCCGGCGTCGCGGGATTCCTCTCGGCATGCTGGCTCGCCGACCGCATCGGAGGCCGGAGGTGATCGGCACGGCGCTCGGGCTCGTCGTCGGCGGTGCGCTCCTCCTCGTCGTCGGGTTCGCGCTCGGCGTGGGCGAGCGGGAGGAGCTCCTCGAGCAAGAGCGAAACGAGATTTTCCGCGCCGGGTTCCTGCACGGTATCCGGCATGAGCGACACGCTCCGCGCGAGCATCCGCTCGAGGGTCCGGAGCTCACAGTAACGGACGGAGGTGCACGATGACGCGAGGCACGATCGAGAACCTACGCAAAACCGCCGAGGCGGAGGCGGACAACGCCGAGGCTGAGCTCCGGCTCGAGGACCGCGACAGCTCGCCCGACGAGGGCGCGGAGGACGCGGCGCCGACGAACGGCAAGGCGGACGGGTTCGATCCGTTCGGCCGGATGGCGCCGAAACCCGAGGCGGAGGAGGCGGCAGCGGACGGAGCTCCGGATCCGGACCGGTACACGCCGCGCCCGCCGACGGCCGACGAGCTCGAGCGTGCCCGGGAGGTGTGGGCTCAGATTCAGGGCCGGTGCCAGGACTGGACCTCGGAGCAAACGGTCGAGTCGCTCGTATCAATCGTCGACGTGCATCCGAGCCTCACGGCGCCGGACGAATGGCAAGGCGAGGAGGACGACGAATACCGCGAGGCGGATTGCGTGCGCGAGATCGCGTCGGTGCTCCTCCGCGGCTGCCGGACGCTCGCGATCTCGCCGCGCAAGGTGACGTGCCTATGGCGGAACAAAGCGAAATGGACGCGGGCCGGTAAGACGGTTCACGCGACCGTGATCCCGTTCGGCAAGCGCACGCAATTCCTCACCGACGGCGTGCTCGCCGCGCTCGAGGTGAATTTCCACGATTTCAAGACGCTGAACCCGCTTCAAAAGGTATTCGCGGTGTACCATGCGCTCGCCGCGATCGACGCCGAGGGTGGCCGGATCCCGCCCGATTTCGAGGGATACCGCCACGAGCTCGAGGTATTCGGCGTCCGCGTGTTCCGGGATCACGTCTCGATGACGAACGCCGTCCGGCATGGCATGGGTCGCGAGCTCGCATACCAATTGAGCCTCCTCGACGCGGATTGGGGCGAGGAGTCGTAACGTGAGGATCCTCGCGCTCGACCCGTCGCTCACGGGAACCGGCGTCGCGCTGTACGGCACGGAGCTCGAGGGCGAATTCGCGGGCGTCCGGACGTGGACGATCGTCCCGCCGGCGCATTACCGCGGCGCGGCCCGGCTGCACGCGATACAGCAAGAGATTGCGAATGTCGCGCGTGGGATCGACCTCGTCGTGATCGAGGGATACGCGTTCAGCCGGCAGAACCAAGCGCACCAGCTCGGCGAGCTCGGCGGCGTAATCCGGCTCACGTTGTTTTGCATGCGCGTTCCATTCGTCGAGCTCGCGCCGTCGATCCGTGCCAAGCTCGCGACCGGCAAGGGCAACGGCTCGAAAGACGAGGTTTTTTCGGCGGCGTTCGTCCGGCTCGGGTACCGCGGCAGCTCGAAAGACGAGGCGGATGCGTTATGGCTCCTCGAGGCTGCGTTGCAACATTACGAGCTGCCGGGCCGCGCGACGCTCCCCCAAACACATACCGAACGGCTCGCGAAAGACGAGACGCGATGGTATTCGTACGCTCACCTCAAGCAACGGGCGGAGGCGAGGTAGACGATGGATCTCGAGAGCGAACGGGCGCGCTCGGCGTTACGTCGTACGGCGGCGCAAGATGACGAAATGCTCGACGTACGGGCGCGCATGCTCCTCGAGGACGTGCCGGCCGATTCCGACGCGTTCGAGGCGCGGGCCGAGAAATTGTGGCCGATGTTCGGGCTCGAGCGCCGGCTCCGGGTGGCTGCCCGGGCGAGGGAGCTCCGGTCGGCCGCGCCCGATTTCAAGACGCTCCTCGAGAACCGGGCGGAATGGGTCCTCGAGGAGCTCGACCGCGGCGGTTTCGACGACGACCGGATCCCGAACGTGATCCGGCGCGAATTCGAGACGGCGTCGGTTTGGTATCGACACGTCCTCGAGAAACGCGTCCGGGAACGCTGGCGCGCCCGTGAGCGCGTCGAGGAGCCCGAGCCGGCCGAGACACCGGCCGAACCCGTCGAGGCAGCTCACGCGGGCACGGAGCCCGCGGAGGAGCCATCCGCGCCCGATGCTCCGCCGGCCGATGCGCCGGCGCGCGTGCTCACGTCCACGGAGGGATACGAGCTCGCGAAATCGTTCTACCTCGCGAACCCGACGGCGTCGTCCCGGGAGGTATACGCGTACCTCGAGACGATCGGATCGCCGAGCATGAGCGAGGAATCATTCTGTCGCTCGACGGCCGTCAATCTCCGGAGCGAGCTCGGGATTAAGCATCGGCCGAAACGCTCGCGCCGTCCGAAACCGTCGAAAGCGAGGGAGCCGCTCAAGCCGCCGGCTCCGAAACCCGAACCGAGGGAGGCGCCACCCGAGACACCGATCGACTCGAGCCCGAGGGATCTCGAGGCATTGGCGGAGGCATTCCGCCGCGAAATCGCGCTCACCGAGGCCCGGCTGAACGGGCTCCGGTTCGCGCTCCACCGAATGACCGGGGAGGTCTAGCAATGGAAACGGGAATGTTGGTCGCGTTCGTCGCGTTCGGATACTGGCTTTACGTGCTCTCGATTTGCCGGCTGAACGCGGCCCGCAAGACGCTCGAGGAGGCGCGCGAGGAGCAAGACAGGGCCGAGGATACGTGGCGGGCGCTGTCGCTCGTGCTCGAGGTCCGGGAGGAGCTCCGCGAGCGTGAGGGGAACGAACCGTGGCGCGGGTGATGCGTACGCCGGGAGGCGCGCCGATGGATCCGGAGTATTTCCTCGAGGATCTCGTTCGCGCCGTGATGGTCAAGAGTGGCGCTCCCAAGCGGCTGCACCGCGATTTGCTCGAGGATCTCCGCGGGCATGAGACGTACCGCGCGCTCCTCGCCGTGCTCCGGGAGGGCGAGCCATGAGCCGGCAACATGAGCTCGACCGGCTCCTCGATGACGGTCGCGACCACGTACCCGAGGGAGGCGGTACACGCGAGGTCGAGCTCGAGCGGATCATTACCGAGCTCGAGGCCGGCCCGGCCGCCGTTCGGAATCAGCTCGAGGGCCTCGTACGCAATACGCTCGCCTCGACAGTCGGCCCGGACGTGGACGACGTGCTCGACATCGCGGCCGGCTGTCACGCGCGACTATGCGCGCTCGAGGACGCGGTCGTCGACCTCGCGAGGTGGCTCCGTGAGAGGTGAATACGCGGCGATCCACGAGGCATTGCCCGACGATCCGGAATTTCAGCGGCTCGGCCCGGGCGCCCGACTCTTGTGGTATACGCTCCGGCTCATGCTCGGCCCGTCGGGTATCGACATCCTCCGAGCTCACGAGACGGCGCTCGAGGAGCCGACGGGCCTCGACGCGCCCGGAATCGCCCGCGGGCTCGACGAGCTCGAGGCGGGACGCTGGCTCGTGCGGGAGGGCGACGTCTTATGGCTCCGGAACGTGCTCCGGTATAATCCGCATATGACGACGCGGAACGAGCGCCACCGAACCGGGATCCTCAAGCATTTACAGGGCCTCCCGCGGTACATGATCGTCCGCCGGTTCGCCGATTACTACGGGCTCCCCGACCCGTTCCCGGGGGAGGTATCCGATAGTCATTCCGATAGCCATTCGGATAGTCTACCCGATAGCCATTCGGTACCCTATGGCAAGCACGAGACACGAGACACGACGCACGAGACACGAGACACGAGACACGACACCGGACACCGGAGTAACGACACACGGACGCCGGACGCCGTAGTACCGGACGCGCGTCGATCCGACACGCCCGGACAGAATGGCCGGCTCGAGTCGTTCCTCGGCGAGCATGCGGATTGTCTCGACGGCGTGCCCGAGACGGCGCTGCCGTCGATATGGGGATGGTACCGGCCGCTCGGAACCCGGGAGCGGACGTGGCGCGAGATCGACCCGGAGCGGATCCCCGGCATCCTCGCGAGCTCTATCCTCGCGTGGAAAGCCGCGAACAAAGGCGGAGAATTCTACGCGCCGTTTTTCCATTCGATCGTCGAGCGCGAGGCGGAACGCGTCCGGACGGAGGGATCCGAGGCGGCAGCTCATACCTCGGCATCCGAGAACGACCGCGAGGCGACACGACGAGCTCGAGCACACGTCGAGGAGGTCGACGCTCGGGCTCGTGAGCGACTCCAAGCCGAGGGAGCCGAGACGCTCGAGCAAGCGAACGCCGCTCGGGATTGGCTCACCGGACAGCCGCCGGGCGTGCAACAATCCGTCGCGATGGATCTCAAAGCCGGGCTCCTACGGCTAGGCTGGCGCGGCGATCCCCGGAAAGCTCCGCCGGCGCTGTCCGCGCCGATCATTGTCGAAGCCGTCAAGAAAGCGCGTGCAGCGCGGGAGGTGGCAACGTGAACGGTCCAAGCGGCTCCGGGAACGCCGGAGAGCCCATGCGGGGGAGCTCTCACGTCGTGATCGGATGCGCGGGTGAGGGCTGTCCACGACGGCGGTTCTTGTACGGCGAGATCCTCGACGGCGAGCGATGGTATTGCCCGGAGCACGGCGCGGACCTCGAGCGATACCTCGCGATCGGAGCCAAGCTCGCGGAGGTGGTCCGGCGCGAGCTCGACGACCAATACGGGCCGGCCAAGCCGACGGAGGCGGAGGCGGCCGAGCTCGAGGCGGTGCGGCGTGAACGGGAGACGCTCGAGCGCCAGCTCGGCGAGGAGGAGCTCGTACGCCGAGAGGCGGAATTCATCGAGCGTGTTCGGTCGATCGGGGAGCTCAAACCTCCGCCGGAGGATCCGCCCGACGTGCCCGGATTGCGATTCGTTGAGCTCGAGCCGCCGCTCACGGCCGAGGAGCTCCGGGAGGCGTCGGATACGGGTGGGCGGCTCCGGGAGGAAATCCGCCGGATGCTCGATGCCGGCCGGGAGGAGCTCGGGCGCCCGGAGCGGGAGCCGTGAGGCGGGCGGCATGGTGGTGGGCGCAAGGCCGGACCGACGGGCCGATGATAAACCCGGCCGCCGAGCTCTCGGAGGTCGTGCTCAAAGGCGGGCCACTCGACGGCAAGACGTACCGCATACACGTCGGGATCCAGACTATCGACGCGCCGGCGTTCGGCGTTCGATACCGGCGGCTCGGCACCTCGAGGGTATTCGTCCCGGAGCGGGAGCCGTGACGGGCCGGCTCTCGAGGGAGGACGTCGAGCTCGCGGTCCTGAACGCGAGGCGGGCGCTTGACGTCGTCGAGCGGCACCGGCTCGGCCCGGGACACGGCGAGCCCGGCCGGAGGCGCGGCAAGAGCGAGCGGGACGCCCGGCGCGGGTATCTCGGCGAGGTCGCATACGCTCGAGCGTTCGGGTTGCCGCTGCCGATCGTGCCCGACGGGCTCCCCGACCACCCGTGGACCGCGGGCGATTTCGGGAGCGTGCAGGTACGATCGACGGAGCATCCCGACGGCCGGATCCCCGTATTCCTCGAGCCGACCGTCGAGCCGCTGTCCCGGACGTTCGTTCTCGTCGTCGTGAGCTGGCTCGCGGACGGGACGGCATCGTACCGGATCGCCGGCGAGATCGAGGGAACCGAGGCGGTCGCTGTCGGGTTCGATCCGGCGCCTCGAGGATACGTCCGGCCGGGGAGCCGCCGGCAATTGTGGGTCGATCAATGCCACCTCAAACCGCATCGGAGGCGGATGCGATGATTAGGACACGGGCAGCGTGACAGCCGAGCCGCTCCCTCCGACGACGTTGTGCAACGCCCGAACACGGAGCGGCGGGACGTGCTCGAGGGTCGCCGGGTTCGGGACCGACCACCTCGGGCAAGGCCGGTGCAAGTATCACGGCGGCGCGACGCCGATCCGGAGCGGCCGGTATTCGACGATAACACGGCCGCGCATCGCTGAGCTCGTCGCGCAATTCGAGGACGATCCCGACCCGCTCAACATGCTGCCCGAGCTGGCGGCTGCCCGGGCGTTGTTCGTCGATTTCGTCGAGAGGTACGACGTCAACACCGCCGCGCTCCTCGCATGGCACGCGGCCCGGAACGCCGAGAACGGCGAGCCCGAGCCCGACCCGGATGCGGAACCGCCGAGCCGGCCGCGCGGCGTGATATCGCTCCACGACGCCCGGGAGCTCCTCGCCGAGATCACGCGCATCGTCAAGCGTATCGAGGATATCCGTGCCGCGAATGCGATCTCGAGGTACGATTTTTTCCGCGTGATGTCCGAAATGGGGCGGATCGTCGACCTTTGCGTCGAGGACGATGCGACCCGTACACGCATCCACGACCTATGGGGGGGGATCCGGCTCGCATGATCGGGAAAACTGAGCGCGTGTATCTGCACGGCGGGTTGCATCACGGCGAGACGGTCCTCGCCGCTGTCGGCATTGGTTCGATCGAGTTTCCGGTCCGGCTCGAGTCGGTACGGCATCCCGACGGTTTCGTCGGCGTCGGGCTCGTGACGGCGATTTACGAGCGGACGGAGGCGGTGCACTACGGGCTCCCCGTGTATTTCTGCCGCGACCCGAAACGCGGGCGTCCGGCTGGCGGGTTGGATCCGACGGAGGTTGAGGCATGATTACCCGACGCGGTTTTCTCGGCGCGCTCGGCGCGCTGCCGTTCGTCTCCAAGTGGCTCCCAAGTGGAGCCGCGGAGCCCGCCGTTCCCGGCCGCGGGCTCTACACGCTGCCGGATATCGCCGAGGAGGCACGCATCGTCGTCGAGGGCCTCGAGCCATCCTGGAGCCTCGAGCCCGGCGCATGGCAATTGTGGGGATATCATCCGCCCGTCATCGTCGAGCTCCAAACGCTCGACGGGCCGGTCGAGCTCGACCTCGGGGAGCTCGAACCATGATCGACAACGAAATCGCGGTCGGCGATGCGTGGGCCGTATGGATGCGTCGAGGGCTCGAGCGCGACGGGGAATGGTATTTGATTCGGCACACGGTCCGCGGCACCCGTGTCGGTTCGATCCGGGCAGCATTGGGCCGCTACGGGCTCGGCGTGTTTGACGACGAGGCCGAATGGCGGAGCCTCCGCCGGCGCGGGCTCGTGGCGTGTCGCCGCGTCCGGATCGCGGCGCTCGGCGTATGAGCCAGCGAATCGAGGAGTCGCTCGGCCCGCCGAACGTCGAATGTCCCGAATGCCTCGGCGGAGGGTGGTCGTGCGAGATCCACGTCGGCCGACCGTGGGCCGGGTGGATCGGCGACGAGGGCGGATGCGCGCCGGGATGCGCCGGCCCGGGCGTCCCGTGCCGCTGCCGGCCCGGAGCTCGGCGGCATCGCCCGTTCGCCGACATCCGCGGCTCCGTGTGGGGCGACGAGGGCGACGACGTGCACCTCGAGGATCTCACCGGCGCGCTCCTATGCCGGGCGACGCGCCTCGACGTGCTCGGCCCGACGGAGTACCGATCGCACGAGCGTTGGCTCGCGACGTGCCGCGGCTGTCTCGACGAGCTCGAGCGGCTCCAAGCCGCGGAAACCATCCGGGGCCGCTAGATGACGACGCTCGGCGACCTCCTCCTCGAGCGTGTCGGGTCGGCTCCGCCGTCCGTGCTCGAGCAAGGGATCCGCCGAGCTCGCGCGCAAATCGGGATCGCTGAACCGCGCGCCGATCCGCTCGACGCGCCGCTCGATTGGGAGGCGTGGGTCCGTGAGCTTTTCCCCACCGCGCCGCTTGGAATTGGGCATGGGAGATCGAGAGCCCGGACGACGAGGCGGACCCGTTCGTCGGGATATGGCCTCGAGGCGGAGGCAAGAGCACGACGGCCGAGCTCGTCGCTGTCGCGCTCGGCGTCCGCGGTGTACGCCGTTACGCGTGGTACGTCCGCGAGACGCAAGTGCAAGCGAACGATTCGCTCGACAACGTCGGCGCGCTCCTCGAGTCGGATTCGATCGACCGGTACTACCCGGAACACGCTCAACGCCGGCTCTCGAAATACGGGCATTCAAAGGGCTGGAATTCCTCGAGGCTCGCGACGGCCGGAGGGTTTACGATCGACTCTCTCGGGCTCGACACGGCAGCGCGCGGGCTCAAGGTCGGCGAGGTCCGCCCGGACCTAATCATCCTCGACGATATCGACGGGCTCCACGACTCCGCCGAAACGACCCGCAAGAAATTCGACACGATCACGAAAACGCTCCTCCCGGCCGGCACGGCGCGGACGGCTGTCCTCGCGATTCAAAACCTAATTATCCCGCATGGCGTGTTCGCCAAGCTCGCCGACGGGCGCGCGGATATGCTGGCGCGCCGGCGCATGAGCGGCCCGCATCCGGCGATCGTCGACCTCGAGACGTCGACCGTCGAGGAGGGCGGCCGGCTCCGCGCCGTGATTACCGGCGGCCGGGCGACGTGGGAGGGACAATCGCTCGAGGCGTGTCAAACGCTGATCGACCTAATCGGGCTGAAATCGTTTCTCCAAGAATGCCAACACAACGTCACACACCGCGAGGGCGCGTTGTGGCAACCCGAGCTTTTCCGGCACGTCTCGAGCCCGACGACGTTCCGGCGCATCGCGATCGCGGTCGACCCGTCCGGAGGCGGCGACGAGATCGGGATAATCGCGGCTGGCGTGACGCACGACCGACGGTACCGCGTGCTCGCCGACGTGACGCAAAAGGGCCGGCTCGGCCCGCTCAATTGGGGCGCGAAAGCCGTCGAGCTGTACGACGAGCTCGAGGCGGACCGGATCGTCGCCGAGCGGAATTTCGGCGGCGATATGGTCGAGTCGAATATCCGCGTCGCTGCCGGCGAGCGGCGCGTGCCGGTCGAAATGGTCACCGCATCGCGCGGCAAAGCGATCCGCGCCGAGCCGGTCGCATCGCTGTACGAGGACGGGCTCGTCGATCACGTCCCGGGCTTGACCGCGCTCGAGACGGAGCTCACGACGTGGATCCCGGGCGACAAGTGGAGCCCGAACCGGCTCGACGCGCTCGTATGGGTTCTAACCGAGCTCGCGCTCAAGCCGAAAAAGCGGGTCGACGTGTATTACGCCGGCATGGACGCCGACAAGAAACGGGAGGAGTCGTGGCAAGGCAAAGGGAATGGCAAGGCTGGCACGGAACCATTTTCGAGCTCGCCGAATGGCTCACAGAATGGGAGCGGGCGGGCCGGATCGTGACGGACGCATTCGGTCGGCCGCTGATCCTCGGCCCGGTTACGGTCATATCGGCCGACGAGGAGTCATCGGCGATTATCGCTTTCCTGATCGCGGTATGGGTCGACGTGCCCGGCTCCGCGCCGAGCTGGCGCGCGGATCCCGACAGCTCCGGAGCGGCGCCATGAGAGCCGATCGGGTCGTGACGTTCGCGCGGTTCCGATCGTGGGATCTATGGGACGGCATCCGCGTACATCGTACGCTCGTGCTCGAGGACGGATGCGAGCCGCAAGAGCTCCGGCCGAACGACGCGCCGGAGGAGCACGCGGCCCGGGCGTTCGAGGCGGCGACGAGGCATATCCCCGAGCGGCTCCTCCCGCTGCCGGCGCTCCCGGGCGCCGAGCGGCAAATCAGCCGGCGCGGCAAATGGGCACGGATCGAGCATCGCCGGCGGGCGAGGGAGCGGGCCGAATGAGCGCGACGCTCCCGCCGCGGATGCGGCAAGTCATCACGCTCGTTTGTGAGGAGCGGCTCACGTACCCGGAGGTCGCCGACCGGCTCGAGATATCGCTCTCGACGGTCCGGACGTACGTCTCGGAGATCGCCACCCGGGCACGGCTCGAGACGGGCGAGGAGCTCGAGCCGCGCCGCGCCATCGCGCATTTCTACCGGCAGCAAGCCGCCGGGTGAGGCTCCTCCCTCCGATACGACCGCGCTCCGATACGTCGGCCGGGAGCGCCGATACCGCGCTCGAGCTCGAGGCTGTACGCTCTCGGCGTGGCTCAAGATTGGCTCGGGCGGCTCCTCGGCCGTGTGGATTTCGCCTCGCACGAGGCGACTCCTAACGGATCCCGCAACGGTGCATCCGTCGCCCGAGGCGCCTCCGAGGCGAAAGGTGTAACGCTCGGCGCCGGCGTGATCCCCGGGACATCCGGGTACCAATTTTTCTCGCCGGACGGCCGGGTTTTCTACTCGGCGCAAGGCTCCGGCTCCGACGTCGACGCCGTCTCGCGCAACACGGCGCTCCTCGCGTCGGCGTATCTCTATGTCGCGATGCGCTGGCGGATGCGAAAGCTCTCCGAGCCGCCGCTCATGGTCGTCGAGGAGGATAGCGACGGGACGGAGAGGTGGATCGAGGACCACCCGCTCGCCGAGCTCCTCGAGAACCCGTCGCCCGATTACGATATGGGCGAGCTCATCGCGCGGACCGTCGCATACATCGACCTCACCGGCTCGGCGTTGTGGGTCAAGGATCCGACGCGCGGCGGGCTGATCGGGCGTTTAACGCCGTTCTCCGGCGAGGAATTCCGCGTCGAGCCAGCCGCCGACCGGATATATGGCCGGTTCCTCCTCGATGTCGACGGCCGCGGGCAATTCTCGCGCGTCAAGGCTCCCGAGGAGGTCGTGCATTTTCAGGAGCCGAACCCGCTCGATTGGTCGCGCGGGATCTCGAAAGTCGACGTCGCGTTGCAAATGCTGAACCTCGGGCAAGCGGCGATCGCGGCGACGAAAGACATCCTCCGGAATTCGTTGTTCCCGTCGGTCGTGATTCAATCCGCGTCGGATTGGAACCCGAGCCCGGACGAATGGGAGGCGTACAAGCAAGCCGTCGATTCGTACGCCGACCGCGACAAGCGGGGCAAGCCGCTCGTGTTGCTCGGCGGCGGCACCGCGACAAAGCTCGCCGCGACGATGAAAGACCTCCTCCCGGGCGACATCCTCTCCCGGGTCGAGGCGACCGTCTCGGCCGTGTTCGGCGTTCCCGCGGTCGTGCTACAGTATCAAATCGGGATGGAAAACGCGCCGTGGTCGCAAATGGGCGAGGCGCGGCGCATGGCGTACGACGACACGGTCGTCCCGGATTGGAACACGATCGAGCGTACCTCGACGCGACAGCTCCTCCTCGCGCCGACGACCGTCGGCGGCCGGCCACCCGAGACGAACCGGAGCCGGCGGATCGCGTTCGATAAGACGGACGTTCGGGCTCTACAAATCGACGTCGTGCAAATGTCGGCCGTCGCGGTCCAGTGGGAGAAAATTGCATCGCTGAACGAGCGCCGCGCTCTCGTCGGGCTCGAGCCGGTCGAGGATCCGGCAGCCGACGAGATCCCCGAGCTCACCGCGCCCGAGCCGCCTCCGGCCGGCGGCGATTTCTCGAACCCGTTTGCGAACGACCTCGAGCCGCTCGACGCCGAGGACGTGACCGCGGCGAGCTCCCCCGTGCCGCTCGAGCGTAAAGCGGCGCCCGAGCTCGTGTGGTCGCATTTCGATCGGTCAACGAAAGCGGCCGGCGACGAATGGGAGCCGCCGATCGCGTCGGAGCTCGCGCTCGAGCGCGACGCCGTCGTCCGGATCGCCGAGCGAACGCTCAGCGGCAAGACGGGCCGAGCCGGGCTCGAGACGAAAGCCGTATCGGACGACGATCTCCGCGCGTTCCTCGAGGAGCTCGACAGTTTTATCAAGACGCGGGCGACGCCGCGGCTCCGCGCAATCGCGTATCCGCTGATTTTCGGCACGGCGCGTGCCGGCGTCACGGCGGCCGCCGAGACGCTCGGGCTCTCGTTCCGCGTGTTGCAACCCGGGCTCCTCGATTACGCGTCGCGCGAGACGGTATTCCTCGCGTCGGTAATGGGCGAGACGCTCGGGACGCTGATCGCCGAGCTCGTGCAAACCGGGCTCGAGGAGGGCGACACGGTCGGTAAGCTCGTTCAGCGGATCCGCTCGAGCGAGGCGGCTTTCGGCCGGACGCGTGCAAAGCTCGTCGCGCGGACGGAAACGACGAGGGCGTGGAATGGTGCCCAACGCGCGACGCTCTCCGATTACGAGGCCCGGACCGGGAACGCCGTTTTCAAGTCGTGGCTCTCGGCTCGCGACGCCCGCGTCCGGCCCGAACACGTCGCGCTCGATGACGGCAAATATCTCCCGATCGACGCCGCGTTCGATAACGGGCTCCTCGCGCCCGGCGAGCCGAATTGCCGGTGCACGCTCACCTATTCGCTCGACGAGGTTCCCGCTCCCGTCGGCGCCGCTGCCGGCGCCGGCCGGCGCGGTGGATCCGGGGAGGCAAACGCATGAGCAAGCTCGACCGGTCGCGCCTCGAAATGAAAGCGCTCGGCGTCGACGATGACGCCCGGACGTTCGAGGGCCTCGCGTCCGCATGGTCGCTCGATCTCCAAGCCGATCGGATCGTGCCCGGCGCGTTCAAGCGATGGATCCGGGAATGGCGCAAGAGCGACCGCGTGCTCCCGCTCCTCGATTCGCACAATCCGTGGACGATCTTTACGACCGTCGGCAAGCTCCTCGACGCCGAGGAACGCGACGACGGCTTGTGGACACGCTGGCGCATCATCCCGGGACCGAAAGGCGACGAGGTGCTCTCGCTCCTCTCGAGCGAGGACGGCGGCCCGTTCGTCGACTCAATGTCGATCGGGTACCGCGCGACGCGTTGGGAGATCGAGCACGACGACGAGCTCGACGTCGACGTCCGCGTAATCAAGGAAATCCAGCTCGAGGAGGTGTCGCTCGTGCGGTTCCCGGCTCAGCCGGACGCGACGATCGACGCCGACTCCGTCCGCAAATCGCTCGAGGAGCTCGTCGAAGCGACTCCGACCGCTCAGCGCGCCGAGCTCAAGAGCGCGCTCTCGGCCGTCGCGGACAAATGCATCGGCGGAGCGTGCAGCAAAAGCACGGCGCCGCTCGAGGAGGACGATTCAGCTCCGCCGGATCCGGCCGGCGGCGACGATGACGGAGAGCCGCCGGATCCCGGGCTCCTCGATTCGATCAAGCTCCGCCGACTCCGGCTCCGTCGGTCGGCAACCATTCCCGAGGAGGTTGTAACATGAGCGACACCGACCGGCAAAAGGATCTCGAAAAGATCCTCGCCGAAGCCGACCGGCTCCAAGCGTATTACGCCGAGATCGACCCGGCCACCAAGAAAACGCGGCGATGGGTGAAAGAGGACCGCGAGACGTTCGAGCGGCTTTGCGCCGAGGGCGCAGAGCTGCAAGCCGAGATCGAGGCGGAGGCGAAATACGCGGAGCTCGAGCGGCGCCGCGAGCAACAGTCCCGGCTCGCCGGCGACCCGACGCTCCCGGCGTCGCGCTCGCACGCGCAAGCGACGGCCGACGCGAAAGACGTCGCCGGGTACGTCACGCTCGGCGACGCCGTCGTGATGTCGGAGGCGTTTCAGGATTTCAGCGCGTCCGGGTACGCGACCGGCACAAAGGCGGTCGTCCAGCTCGCCGGCGCGCTGATCGGGCGCAACGTGGTCCACGGTCCGCGCGGCGAGCCGCTGATCGCGCTGAACCGCGAGGGTCGCAAGATGTTCGAGAGGTTCGCCCGCGAGAGCAAGGCGGTCCCGACGCTCGGCACCGGCGTCCTCGATCCCGACCGGGTCGCGCGAATCCCGCAAGTCACGGCGGACGAACGGCTCCGGATCCGTGACGTGATCTCGACCGGGCAGACGGGCGCGGGCTCCGTCGAATACGTCCGGGAGGACAGCTCGACGAACGCCGCGGCGCCGACCGCGCATGGCGCGATCAAGCCGGAGGAATCGGTCGTGTATTCGCTCCAATCGACGCCCGTGAGGACGGTCGCCGGATGGATGCCGGTTCAGAACCAGCAGGTCGAGGACTGGGCTCAGCTCCGCGGGCTGATCGACGGCCGGCTCCGGTACAGCGTGCAGCGGACGGAGGAGGAGCAAGTCCTGTACGGCGACGGGACGGGCGTCAACCTCGAGGGGATTTGCGTCGTCGCCGGCACGACCGACATCGCGACCAATGGCCGGTATTCGGGCGCGACGCATACGCTGATCGACGTCGTGAAAATGGGCATTTCCGACGTGATGGTCAGCGGGTACGAGGCGAACGCTGCCGTAATGCACCCGTTCGATTGGGAGGCGATTTGCCTCGAGAAAGGGACCGACGACCGGTACGTGTGGGTCGTCGTGACCGACGCGACCGGCTCCCGCATTTGGGGCGTCCGCGTCGTCGAGGCGATCGGCGCGGAGTCGCGGTCGACCGGGCAGCGGAACATCATCGTCGGGGACTGGAATATGGGAGCTCAGCTCCTCGACCGAATGGTCCTCACCGTTCAGGTCGGGCTCGTCGACGACCAATTCGTCCGGAACATGCGGACGATTCTCGCCGAGGAGCGGATCGCGCTGCCGATCTATGCTCCGGCAGCGTTCGCGTTGTTCGAGACGGTCGCGGCCGGCTCGTAAACGCGTGAGCGATTCGCGGCGGTCGGGCGGGCGCCCGGGAGGTCGAGCTCCGATAGGAGCGCGCTCCCCCGTCCGGCCGCCGCGTCTCATGGACGACGACGACATATCTCGAGCGCGGAGGCTCGCAATGGACCGGAGACAGCGACGGGAGGCACGACGCGAGGAGCAAGCCGAGGCCCGGGCGCTCCGCAACGCTCGGCGCATCCTCGCGGCCGGACAGCCGCTCCCGCCCGAGCTCCGGGCGTACGAGCTCCTCGTCGTCGGAACCGGGAAAGGGCTGCCGGGCGCTCCGGCAAACAAGATGCTCGCCGGCCCGGAGGAGGACAAAGGCGGCGAGGTCGTACCAATCGAGACGCTCGTCTCGACCTCCGATTTCGAGCCGGACGTTCCGGATATCACGGAGGAGGAGCTCGACGCCGAGCTCAGCGCTCCACCCGAGCCCGACGCGCTCCCCGAACCCGATCCGCTCGACCCGCTCGAGGGGATCCCGTTCGCCAGCTCGAGCGCGGAGGAGCTCGCGCGCTCGAGGGCGCTCATCGCGGAGGATTTCGACGGCGTGCAGCCGTCCGGCGTGACCGGCTTTACGAAAGCCGACGTCGAGGCGGTCCTCCTCGAGACGGTCGACCCGCGCGACGACTAGGGCCGACGATGCTCCTCAAAAAATGCGTATGTGGCAAGCGAGGCGGCTCGCGCGACGAGCGGCACGGGATCCCCGTGCACCGCTGCCGGTGCGGCATCATGCGGCAAGCCGTCTCGATGACGGAGGCCGAATACCGAGCATTTTACGCGACCGGGTACCTCGAGGACGTCTACACGCATTCGCTCGAGCAAGATCGCCGCGTCGCGGAGCTCCGGCTCGACGCATACCGGCTCGAGGTCGGGCAACGGCTCCTCGATCTCGGCGCCGCTAATGGCGCGTTCGTCCGGGCCGCGAACGAGCGCGGGCTCGACGCATGGGGTCAGGATCTCGCTCGCGCTGCCGATTCGGACCGAACATACGTCGGCGAGCTCGCCGATCTCAATTTCCCGAGCGCATGGGCCGACGTCATCACCGCGCATGATGTCCTCGAGCACGTCGTCGACCCGAACGCATGGCTCGCGGAGGTTCGGCGCATCCTCCGCGGAGGCGGCGAGCTGATCGTCGATTTCCCGCGGTTCCATCACGAGAGCGGCGCGCATCACTGGAAACCGATCGAGCATTTGTGGTGCCTCGACGACGAGCAATTGGTCGGGCTGATCCGGGCCGCCGGGTTCTCGATCGCGAGCGTCGAGCATCCGATCGAATCGAAAACGGTCGTCCGCGCGATCGCGCCGCGCGTGACGCGCTGCCGTATCCTCGTTCCGCCCGGGATCGGCGACGGATATTGGGTCGCCGCAAAGCTCCGCGGGCTCCTCGAGTCGCGCGGCATCGGGCCGGCCGACTCCGAGATATGGGTACACGACGGCGGCCCGCGCCGTGCCGGGGAGCTTTGGTCGCTCCTACCGTTTACGACATTCGGAGGATACGCTCGGGTCGCGAAAGGCCCGCACCTCGACGCGGCGTACAAACCTCCCGGCGTCGCCGTGCAAGAAAACGTCGCCGGGTTCGATCTTTTCCTCTCGTTCAACGGCACGCTCGAGGGCGGCAAGAGCCTCGACGACGCGTTGCCCGGCCCGACCGATTGGTCGCTGCCGCTTTTCCATTCCAAGGGCCAGCAGGACGCGGAGGAGCGATTCCGTGAGCGCGGTCCGTACATCGCCGCGGCATTTTGGGATCACGGGATATACAAGTCGTGGCTCGAGCAATTCGGCGAGGCGGCGATCCTGAAAAACCTCCGGCTCCTCCTCGGCCGCGGGTTCCGGGTCGTGCTCATGGGCGCCGAATGGGATCGCGGGAAAATCAGCTCGCGGCTCGCGAAACAAGAGCCGGCCGCCGAGGATATGCTCGGCCGGACCTCGTTCGAGGAGCTCCTCGCGCTGATCCGCGGCGCGTCCGGCGTGTTCGGGTTCCCGGCCGGCAATACGCTCCTCGGCCCGTTCCTCGGCCGGCCGACCGTGCTCCTATGGAACGGGCGTTTCCCGCGCTCATTCTGGACCGATTGCGCTCCGCCGGACGCGCCATATACGGCCGTCTCGACGCGGCTGAGAAAGCCGTCGCTCGCCGCGTGGCACCTCGCGGAGATGCTCCGCCGATGACGTGGCTCGACGAGCTCGTCGATGCATGGTGGCCGGACGACACGCTCCGACCGGAGTCGGACGTCCTTGCGTGGCTCGAATCGAAACACGCGGTCGCCGAGCGGCTCGAGCCGCGCTCGATCGTCGAGCTCGGCGTCCGCGCCGGGTATTCGGCGTTCGCGATGCTATCCGGCGCGCCGGGCGCGCGGTATCTCGGGCTCGACGTCGGGTATCCGTCGATTTACGGCAGCGAGGAGGGCGCGCTCCTGCACGGCCGAGAGCTCCTCGCCCGGTTCGACGCAACGATCCTCGAGGTCGACACACATGCCGTGCGGCGGCTGCCGGTCGCGGACCTTTGGCACGTCGACGCCGATCACAGTTTCGGCGGCGTGGCGATGGATCTCGACCTCGCGTTCCGGAGCGGCGCGCGGTACGTGCTCGTCGACGACTACCGGTGCGGGCCGGTCGTATGCGCGGCCGTCGACGCGTGGGCAGCCGTCAACGCGCTCGACGTCGAATTGATCGACGACGGTTTTCGGGGGAGCGCGTTGCTCGCGCTGGCATGCTCGTGAGAGCCGTCCCGCCGTTTCGGGGGGAGCTCGGCATCCTCCTCCGGTTTCATGCCGCGGCGGTTCGCGCGCTCGATCGTCCGCTCCTCGTCGTGCACGAGCCCGGGCTCGAGGCGGTATATCCCGACGTCGAGCGCGAGCTCACGAGCTCGACCCGGCCCGACATTGATCGTCGCTGGAATTACGCGCACGACGGAGCGTACGTCGGCGCGTGGCGTGATACGCTCCGCGCCCGCGGCCACGAGCTCGTCGAGCCCGACAAGACGAACCGTCTACCGATCCGCCCGTTCCGGCCCGAGCCGTTCGTACGGCAACGTCCCGATGCGAGCTCCCACGTCGTCGTATGTCCGCGCCGGCGCGCGTATGGTCCGTCCAAGAATTGGGACGCGTGGCCGGTCGTCGCGGCCGGTATCCGGAAAACGCATTCCGTGTTCGTCGCCGGGCTGCCCGAGACGTCGTACGACGTGCCGGCCGACGAACGAGCGTGGGATTACGAGCGCCCGCTCGACGCGACAATCGAGGCAATGCGGACCGCGTCGCTCGTCGTCGCGACCGCCTCCGGGCTCTCGCTCCTCGCCGTGATGTGCGGCGCGCCGCTCCTCCTCGTCGCGTCTCGAGGCGGGCTCGTCGCGCCCGGCCCGACCGGCGCGCATCCGCGATACTGGCGGATCCCCGTCGCCGACTATTACGACCCGCTCAACCATTCCGGCTCGCTGATCGACGTTGTCGATCGCGGCTGGCAACGTCCGATCATGGTCGTGCAACGCGCTCGAGCCCGGGCCGCGAGCCCGGAGGGAGCTTTCGCGTGAGGCTCGCGGTCGTGACGTGTTGTCGGGATTACGGGCGATTCCTCGACGATTGGGCTCGCTCGCTCGTCGCGCTCACGGTCCGGCCCGAGCTCGTCGGGATCGTCGACGCTGGCTCGAGGGACGACACGCCCGACCGGATCCGCGAGGCGAGCGCATACCTCGAGGCGGCCGGGATCCGCGTCGAGACGCGCCGGATCGACAGCCGTAACCTCGGCACCGCACGGAACGCCGCGGTCGAGATCGCGGACGGGTTCGAGTGGGTCCAACATTTCGATGTCGACGATACGGCGATGCCGCATATGGTCGCCGATTTCGCGGAGCTCGCCGATCGCGCCGACGTGATCCCGGCCGGGTACGAGCGGAACGGCAACCTCGCGGCCGGGCCTCGGAACCGGAGGCGGCTCTACAGCTCGAGCCGCGGCGCGTCGACGCTCCGGTCCGGAGCTCCGGCGTCCGGCGTGTCGCCGTTCCGCCGCTCATTTTGGGAGCGCTCGCCGTACCGCGAGGATATGCCGGGCGGGTGGGATACCGCGTTGTGGATCGGGTTTGCACACCTCGACGCGCGGTTCGTCCCGACGCGTCGGCCCGTATTCTGGTATCGGCAACATGCCGGCTCGACGTTCAACGATCGGCGCAAGAATGAGCGCCGTACGCAATTCGTCGGATGCCAGCTCGCGGCGCTCCGGCGAGGCGACAGCGGCGTTACCGTGCTCGTGCCGTGGCAACCCGACAATGGACCGCGCGACGCTGCGTGGGCATGGGTCCGGCGCCGGTACGAGGAGCTCCGGCCCGATTGGCAAATCGTCGAGGGCTCATGCGGCGCCGGCGAATGGCGGAAAGGGCTCGCGGTACAGGCCGGGCTCGCTCAAGCTCGAGGCGACGTCCTCGTGATCGCTGACGCGGATTGCGTGGTCGACCTCGAGGCGATCGACGAGGCGATCCAGCATGTACGCGCCGGCGCCGCGTGGGCGATCCCGCACCGGCTCGTGCACCGGCTCGACTCCGCGTCGACGTCGCACATCCTCGAGAGCGAACCTCGAGGCGTGGAGCTCGGCGGCCGGACGATCCGCAAGCCGTACGAGGGTTACGCGGGTGGCGGCGTGTTCGTCATCCGGCGCGACCGGTACGAGGCGTCCGGCGGGATCCCGCACCGGTTCAGCGGGTGGGGCGCCGAGGATGAAGCGCTCGCCGTGATCCTCGACGCGCTGATCGGCGATCACGTCCGGCTCGAGGCGGATTTGTGGCATTTGTGGCATCCGCCCGGCCGGCGCGGCTCGCATCCGCGTTACCAAGAAAACCGGCGGTTCCTCTCGGCGATCAAGCGAGCGGCGGCCGATCCCGACGCGTTGTGGTCCGTGCTCGCGGCGCTTGAGGCTGGCGCGACCGTGAGCTCGAGCCGAGGCACGGAGCTCGTTCGCATGATCGCGCTCGAGTCGTTCCGGATCGGCACGCGTACGATCGTACGCGGGCAAGCATTCGCCGCGACGCCCGAGGAGGTCCGCCGGTTCAGGATCCGCGAGCAAAAGCTCGCCGTCGAGCGATATTCCGGCGTCGGCCGTCGGGCCGCCGAGCTCAAAGCCGCCGCGGCCCGGATACCCGACGGGCAACAGCGCCGGCTCGCGATGGCCGGCACGAGGACGCGCGCCCGGGCCGAGCTCGACGGCGTGCTCGCGCTCACGCTCCCCGAACCCGATCCGTTGAGGCGGGTCGACGAGGCGGACGATGCTTGATCTCGGCGAGGTGAAATCGTGGCTCAACAAAACCGACACCGCGCGGGATGACGAGCTCCGCGCGCTGACGGATCGAGCGTGTGCCGCGGTCGAGCGCGAGCTCGATTGGTGGTTCGGAGCTCCGCGCTCCGTCGCCGAAACCGTGAACGGCAACGGGCGGCCCGTGTTCTATCTCCGGCAGCCGCCGCACATTGATACGCCGCTCCTCGTCGAATACCGCGCGAGCCTCGCGGACGATTGGGAGATCGTGCCGGCGACCGATTACGAGCTCGACGGGCGCGCCGTGCAGCATGCGTATTGCTGGACGCGCGGGCTCCGGAATTGGCGATTCACGTACGCCGAGGGATTCGACCAACCTCCGGGCGATGTCGTGCAGCTCGTTTTGCGGCTGATCGCCGCGCAATGGCTCCGACCACAGTCGGGCGACATCCAATCCGAGACGCTCGGCCGGTATTCGTACACGCGCGGCGGCGAGATCGACGTCGCGAGCGTCGACGGCTGGACGGCGGTCGCCGCGAATTGGAAACGAGGGCGGATCTAAGTGGGCGCGATAACGCACCTCCTCGACCACACGGCGCGCGTGTGGCGCCGCGTCGAGACGATCGGCACGCTCGGCGATACGATCGTGACGTACGACCTCGCATACGACGAGCTCGCATGCGCCGAGGACGGGCAAAATTCAGTCGCCGGCAACCCGGGCGCCGGGCAAACGCCGATCGGTCGGAGGTGGGTCTATTTCGACGTGGGGCCGACGATCCGGTTCCGTGACGTGATCGAGCTCGTATCCGGCCCGAACGCGCCCGCCGCGCTCGAGGTCGAGTCGAGCGACAATCGCCGCGGGCATCACCTCGAGATTCAAGCGAGCGAATTCCGGGGCAAGCTCCCGGAGGAGGCGGGCTCGTGATCCGCTGGCGCGAAAGCGAATGGGAGAACCTCGACGGGATGGGCGACGAGCTCTTGCACGAGCTCCGGCCGCGTGTCGAGCATCTTGCCCGGCGGATCGGCGTCCTATTCGAGCGAGAGCTCAAGCGCACGCTAACGGGCGCCCGGCACGGTCGCGTTTACAAAGTGAGCCGGACCGGCCGGAAACACGTCGCGTCGGCGCCCGGCGAGGCGCCGGCGGTCCTGTACGGCGGGCTCCGGAATTCGATCGGGCATACCGAGCCGAGGTGGTCCGGGTGGATCGTGTGGACGGAGATCGGGACGGGCCTCGGCGTCCGCGCATCCGACCCGCGGAGCGACCCGGACGCGTACGCGCGCCGGCTCGAATTCGGAGGCGGCGACTCGAGAGGAGTCTACATCGCGCCGCGTCCGTACATGGAACCGACAACGCGGCGCGTCGAGCCCATGATCGACCGGCTCGTGGAGCGTGGCGTATGAGATGGGACGACGTGCTCACCGCGATACGTGCCGCGCTCGTGGCGGACAGTGTCGTCGCGGCGTTGTACGGCAATTCGGTCCGGCTCGCCGGCGACAGCGATTACAAGACGCCCGGCATCGAGCTCCGGCTCTTGATCGACTCGATCGACGAGACGTGGGAGCCGTGCACGGTTCAGGTCGACCAATGGGCCGAAACGGCGCCCGAGCTCGTCGCCGGCGAGCGCGCGATCCGCAAGCTCCTCGATCACGAGAGCCCGACCACGATCGAGGGCGTGTATATGTGGGCGACGTTCCTCGAGGGCGCGGATCTCGGCGCCGTGGCGATGGGTCCGGACCGCGGCAACGTGTTCGGGAGAGCGATGCGGTTCCGGATGATGCCGGTACGGGAGGACCAAAGGGCCGGACGGTCGGCGTAACAATCTCACGGAGGAGGAACCTCTCATGCTGTACAACTTGCTCGACCTCGAAACCGTGCTCCGCAAGATCGGGCGGGGGACGGTATGGTACGCGCACGACGGGACCGGCCCGCTCGATATCGGGTCGCCGATCAAGTGGGACGGCACGACGGCTCTACAGCTCGCGCCGATCTCCGACACGGAGGGCGAGATCGTCCGGAACCCGAATGCGGACATTGCAACGCTCACGCTGCCCGAGCTGAGCGGAACCGCGGTGCACGAGGCGACCGCGGTCGGAGGCAACCCGACGCTGTCCGTTCCGTTGTTCCTCGCGGATCCCGACCTCCTCGCGATCCTCTCGGAGACGGGCCTCGCGGGAATGGGGCATTTTCGCGTTCGCGATGTGTCCGGCGTAACGATCGTCATTTTCCCGGAGGCGCTTTTCCGGAAAGACGACGGCACGTACGCTCAGCTCAGTTTTACCGGCGGGACGTGGCTCCTCGACGGTGGCGCGCTCGGCGCGGCGCGCACGACGCTCCTCGGGCATTCGACGTGGTTTTGGAATGCCTACATCATGCGTCCGGAATTCAGTTTCCGGGGCGGACACGGCGACGATGCCAAGAACATCGAGACGGTCGAAATCCGCGGCATGTTCCATTCCGGGATGCCGGACGGACAACGGATTTTCACGATCGGCGATCCGACGCTCGTCGGTATCGACCTCGAGGGAGGTAGCTAAGCCGTGCAACCCATTTCTCCCGTCCCGAGGGAGGAGCGGGCTCGTATGCTCCGCGAGAAATTCGGCGCGCCGGAGCCGGTCGATCCCGGGCCGGCTCCGCGCCCGCTGAACCTCGACGCGGTCCTCGATTTGGGAAATACGTGTTATTTCCTATTTCGCGGCCGAGCGTACGGCGTCCCGCCGCTGCCGTGGCGTGCCGGCGAGCTCCTCCTCGATGCCAAGCTCGAGGCAATGTCGATCGGGCGTCTCGTCGATCGTGAGGAGCTCCCGCGATATTACGCGTCGCTCCGCCAGCTCTCCCGGATCTTGTGGCGGCATACACGATGCGTCGGCCGCGTTCGTCGGCTGGCGCATCGTCTCGGCATCATGCGGAACCCGTACCGCAACGCGAGCGACCAACAGCTCGTCGAGCTCGTCGATTTTTTCTTGGGGCGCCGGATGTCACGCGGCGACCTCCGGCCGCTGGCCGGCGTCCCGGAGCTCGGAACCTTTTAGATGATGCCGCGACGTTCGCGCATAGGCTCCCGGCGTGGTGCGGGCCGGACGGGTTGCCGCTCTCGTGGCGCCATTACGTCTACGGCGCCGAGTACCTCGCGAGGGCCGATGCGCGGGAGGACGTCCGGCTCGCGGCTGCCGTCCGGATCGCGTCGCACGCGACGCCGAACCATTTCAAGATGTGGGTTGACCGCATGAGAGCGGGGGAGGCGTAACGATGGCCGGCGGCCCGATCCGCAAGCTCGTGCAGCTCGTGCTCGATCGCAACGCGGCGCGCAAGATGGAAAGCGACGCGAAAAAGTCGCTCGGCGTCGTCGATCGTGCGCTCGGCAGCGTTAAAGGAGCCGTCCTCAAGCTCGGCGCCGCGATGCTCGCGGTATTCGCCGTCCGGCGCATCGCCGCGTTTACGGCGGAGGTGTATAAGCTCGGGCTCAGCGTCGCCGAGACGGGCAGTAAATTCCGGACGACGTTCGGCGAGGCGACGGAGCTCCTCGACGCGTTCCTCGCCGATTTCACGCGGATTGCCGGGCTTACGAATACCGAGGGTCGCGAGATGGCCGCGACGGCCGGCGCGATCGGGCAAGGGCTCGGGTTCTCGACGCAAGAGTCGGCGAAATTCTCGGCGAAAATCCTACAGCTCGCCGGCGACCTCGCGTCGTTCAATAACGTGCCGATCGAGGAAACATTCGCCGCGCTCCGGTCCGGCATCACGGGCGAGACGGAGCCGCTCAAGCGATTCGGTATCGTGCTCTCGGCCGACGAGGTCAAGCTCCGCGCGCTCACGCTCGCACATAAGACGAACGCGAGCCAGCTCAGCGACTCCGAGCTCGCGCTCGGCCGGCTCGTGCTCATGTACGAGAAAGCCGGCATAGCGGTCGGCGATCTCGAGCGCACGCAAACCTCCGGCGCAAACATGGCGCGCCAGCTCGGCGCCGCGTGGCGCGAGCTGAAAGAGGCGATCGGCGTCGCGCTCGTCGGCGCGTCGGATGCCGAGGGATTTTTCGGTCGCTTGACCGGCGTCGTCCGCGGGCTAACCGCGTGGGTCCGGGATAATCAAAAGGCGTTCGACGCGCTCGGGCTCGTTTTCATTTCGACGATTCAGTTCCTCGGCTGGCTCGCCGACGGCGTGTGGCGGGCCGGCCAGCTTATCGCCGGGTTCTTTACCGGCGCGGCGTCCGGCGCGGCGCAAGTTACCGCGATCCTCGCCGACTCGATCGCGCTCCTCGTGCGCGGGCTCGCGCTCCTGATCGACATAGTGCCCGGGCTCGGCGACGTCGCGGAGGGCGTCGAGGGCGTCGCGGACCGGATCTCCGACGCGGCCGACAACGTCCGGCGGTTCGCCGTGATATCAAGGGCAGCGGCCGACGGCATGTACCGCGACGCGCTCCGCGTCAAGCGTGGAGCTCCGGGCGCGGATGGGCTCACGACGATACCCGACGTCGGGCTGCCGACCGCCGACTCGACGCCGAAAGCCGGATCTAGCAAGTCGAAGCTCGAGGGCGCCGCGAAAGCGCTCGACACGTACAAGAGAGGGCTTGAGTCGATCCGCACGCTCTCGAAATTGCTCGGCTCGGATTTCGATGCGCTCGGCGCCGAGGCCGCGCTCGTCAATTCCGCGCTCGTCGCGCTCGCGAACGAGGGCGTCGACGAGAACGATGCCAAGATGCGCGAGCTCCGC